CTTATAATACACAGGTTCGGGTGTCCTACAACACGCCTACGTCCTGCTCTCCGTAGCCTCATCTCATTACTCGTCATTACTTTCCGAGCCGCGGATTTTAAGCCGCCACTCTCTCTAAGCAAAGCCCTCGTCGGCTTACACAGACACACTCCTTATCGCTCCAAACGCCTGACCCGAAACGCAGGGTCACAAGCCCAGCATTGTCACTGGGAAGCGGTTAGTACGGCGCGACGTACTCCACCCCTGATCCTCCTGGTCCCTCGCTCGTTGTAGGCAAGACTACAAGACGCAGCGCGAACAGACAAAGTCTTACTCGCGCCCAGTGCCGCCCGAAGGGGACTGATTGTGGTACCAGGAAGGTTTAGGAGAGTGGGGCGAGTGCCCTTTCAGCGTGGTCCCCGGAGGGCCGAACTGCTATCCTCGAGAGTCAACGAGACTCAACTACGGGTATTACACCCACTATTTCTTAGCGTCCATAGTAGGCCCGACGACGTTCCGCGCGGTTTGGCACTCAGACCAACCGTGCTCATATGTTGGGGGGGGCTCCGATTCGCGAATCAAGCTGTCCTGGTCGAACAACAAGCGGTCGGGAATCGCAACAGACCGTACACCAACTTCTCGTAATTGTCCGAAGGCTTCTCTCTCTAGCCTTCGACGTCGGTCCACATCACTTAGCCTAGCTCCAGAAAACTGGGAGCCACGGAAAGTCACGGAGCGAACCGGTCCACAAACAGGTTCAACCCTCCTAATGGAGGAAAGGGAGAGGCAGTATCTTAACGCCGCCTTAACGCGACAATCGTAGAAATCGACGGAAAATTTCCACGCTGCCGTCTCCCTCGCCGCCATCTGGCGGATCTCTGCTGTCGTCTCCTCCTCCGGCAATCGGGAAAACTCCTCGCTAGAGAGAGTAATCCCATGCCCAACGGGCGGAGACGGAACCAGAACAGGCTCAGGATCGAAAAGAGCCAACTTGAAGAGTCCTCCAAGTCTCAATGCAAGTGTCCCTCGGAAACCAAGTTCATGAAGAGTCAATCTAGTTGACCGCAACGAGCGAAGTTTTGAGCGGAACCAGACCAACCCTGCGCGGAAGCGCTGGTTACTGGTAACACCTGAAAGAAACAAGGAAAACTCCCTGCCAAGCGAGTTCACGAACTCAGACGACCGTAGACGACCGAAACGTAATGTAGGCACGACCCGAAGGTAGCCACCTACAAAACGTAACAGAGTACTGTTCAGAGAACCGTACTCATCGTCAACAGAAGTCTTTGTTCGCTCGACCTCGAGCCCAAGCTCCCCGACTTTCCCCATCCACACGTCCGATACTTCTTTCGTCGATTGAAAAAGTATATCGTCCCCGTTTATCAAACAGGGGGCCGATACCGTCTCTTTCCAGCTAAGTCCTGCATCTCGCATGGCGTACAGGTACGCAATGCGATTCTGCAGACAAAGCAAAGGGAAAGAGAGGTAAGAGCCCATCATCTGCCCAATGGAAGGACGACCTACGTAATGTCTCGACGAGAGAGGACAACTTGACGGACCGTCGACCCAATAAAGGATCGGCCGGAGAATCTGCATTGCCCTCTCCTTAACAGAAGCAGGTAGGACGGTGGAAGAGGCAAGGAGTGTACTCAAGATCACTTCTGCGACTTCGATCGACAAATTGTCGGTTGCCGAAGCGTAGTCGCCTGATGTGAGAATACCCTTTCCTTGGTGGAACCCCGCTTTCGCAAGTTTCTCATCTGATACGTCACCTCGAGACAACCACCTGCACCTAGAGAGGTGATTGTAAATTGTCTTATGAAGTGGTCGGAGGAGAAGCTCGTCAGATGAAAACTTCGTCAGAGGACGAGGTTTCCCAGCTGACTGGACGACAATCAACTCGGCCTCCGGAGTCGGGCGGTCAGGCCGGGATGGACCCTCGAGAGCTTCCCTAAGGAAACTATCGTGGTCAATCCCGGTACCTAACGCGCCTCCCTCGGATCGAGTTGAATCGGTTGTCGCACTAAGCGGCGGAGATGTGAGGAGAACCTGCTCCTCGTAGCCCAGATCCCATCCCTTCGAAAAGAGATGAGACGTTTGCTGGGCCACAAATCGCAGGTAACCAACGGGGAGTTGACGCCTAGGTCGACGAACCCCCTCTACAAGCTTCTCCATCATAGGTCTAGACATGCATTCGCACGAATCGGGAAGACCTTTCTTGATAGACTGCCAGGCCATAACTTCCTTATGGTCGTTACTCGGGCAGGAACCTAGAAGCTTCTTTACCTGGCGGCTCTGTCCTAGACAGTCGCCAGATAGGGAGAAGTTGGGGGCGGGATGTCCGAAGACATACCCCCAATCAGCAAGAGCGCGGCGGACATACTTCGATGTCCGAGCTCGGAACGCGCGACAACGTCGCGGGGCACCTTGTTCACCATCCTCGTTCTTCGGACGCGAGGGAGTGGATAAGGCTGCCATCATAACCAATAGTAGTCGTAAGATTGCTATTGTGCC